TGAGTTGTTCCCGCTATATTAGATTTTACTAAAATAGTATAATATCTTTCAGGTTCTAAACCATTCATATAAACATCAAAATAACTTGACGTTGCATCCGCACTTATTTGAGTAAATTGTGAATCAAACTCAACAACAAATTCATTTGTTTCTAAGTCTTTAATAGCATAATAAGAGGCTGTAGGTAAATAATAATTATTTGTATAAACTGAAGATGTTGTCCATAACTGAATTGGGAATTCAGGACGAGCATTTATTCTAAACCTATTTACACTTTGACTATAAAATACTCCGGGATTTTGTGCTAATGTTAATGAAACGGGGAGTGTATTTAAAATTGTTTGAGGTGAAGAACCTGTATTAAAGGAATAATCTCTCCAACTAAATTGTAAAGCTGGGGGATAAATTGTATTAGTATCTCTAGAAAAATATTTTAATTCGGGTTGAACATCTTTATTGTTTACAAATTCAACTAATTGTTTTACAATAAATCCATCAGCAGAAATAGCTCCAGTATATCTAGCTCTTATAGCATTAGTTATATTAAAATTTAAATCCTTATTTTCGTAATAACCAAAAGTTACAGAAGCACTAATAGGATAAGTATTTGAATTAAAATAAGAAGCATTAGATCCAGTCCACCATACTCCACCACCTGCATAAACGTTAGTTGCTTGGGAAGTACCAGAACCAGTGTATGAACCTGTTCTGTTAGGTAAAGAAGCATATGTAGTAGGCCATAAATTACTACCAGAATAATCCTGCCAATACCAACTTGTTCCATTAGTAGAGATAGGATCATCTAAATATCTACCTGTACCCATATCCCAGTTACCATAAATTGGGTAACATTCTACTGTTGTGTTTTTGTTTAATCCAGTAACAGTAGCTACAAAACATTGTAAATTAGCTTTCCATAAACTATTATCAAGTAATTGTGATGAACCACTGATTCCTATTTTATTATTTAAAACATCATCAATTTCATCTTCAGAGAAATTTATTAAAAATCTACTTGTTTGTGGGTTTGGATCTGAATATGCAAAAGTTGTAAGGGTAGCTTCAACTATCTCATCTAACCCTGTGTTCATAGTAGGGAACAAAGAGTATACTGTTGCGTCTTGGGTTGGGAATATTTTATATACTGCCATTTTATTTTATTATAAAGGTACTACTCTTCCTTGAATATCAGTATCAGGATATTTTACTTCAAATACTGAAGGATCTAATGAAGGATAAACAACATTAGCAGCAGTTGCTGCTGGGATTGAATAAGCATAGGGTGAATATCCTAAATCTTCTCCTACTAAATTAGTAATATCAACAGATTTAACGGTTTGAACACCTTCAATAGCATCCAGTAATATGTAAATATCTCTTAATACAATAGGTTGATTTATTGCCCATTTATCTATAGCAAAAAAATCTTTTAATGCTAATATACATTTAGTTAAAATTTCATTACTATTATAGTTTGGTAAAATTATAACATCAAAATTAACTCCTATATTAATAATAAAAGCATCTTTAATATTAACAGAATCATTAACCATTCTATATTGAGATAGATATGTAGTTAAGTTTTGTTTTAATGCTGTGGAAGCAGTTGTAAGTTGTTTGTTTACATTATATGATAAAACATATAAATCTAAAACAGATTGAGATTCACCAGCAGATATTGATTGTGCTTTTGTTGGTTCAATATACGCTTTAGAAATAACTCCATATTTAGCAGGCATTGAAAGTGCTCTTACTAAATAATCATTTTGAGTTACGTTACGTAATTGAGTAGCAAAATTAGCAGATGAATTTTGTCTAATTTCTTCTATTGAATCTCCATCTCCACCACCATCTGCTGCATTAGGATTAGTTACAGCTAATGTATTGTAAATATAATTAGCAGTAGTAGGATTTAAATTGTTATTAATAAAATTAGATGTGCCGGTAAAAACAGTTAATGTATTAGCAGGTACATTTGATTCAACACCTCCACCTGTTAAATATCTAACAGTTAATGTAGTATTTGAAGGAGCAATACCATATGTTTTTGTATATAAGAAATTATCAGGAGCATAGGCTGTTGTTAATTTCATTTGTTCAAAAGGTAAACCTATACCTACATTATTAGGATTTGGAATTATTTGTTCATCCGTATCATTTGATGTACCTGAACCAAATTGGATTTCTAATGAACCAGTATTAATAAAACGAGTAGTAAATCTACGTTGAATTTTTTCTAATTTTAGAATATATGGAGTATCTCCAGAATATTGAGATAAATTAGGATCATTAGTATTAGTATTTTTTATTGAATTAAATACCATTTCTTGTCCCAAATAATCTACTTCATACCAAGTATTATTATCACTATCCTTAATATCTAATATTCCTACTATTTGAGGATTATTAATTTGAACTGTTGAAAAAGGAACAGGAGCAGTAAATGAAAACTGCGTTGAATTAATTGTTGATGAAATTGCTTTTCTTGTTTTCTTTAAAAGAAAATAAGTTGGATTAGCTCCTGATACTTCATATACTGTAGTAATAGTTGGGTCTCCAGAACTTGATACTGAGAAATCAATAGCGTCTTGAATTAAAAAAGGAATTTTATTAAGAGTAGCTTGTGTTACTGTTGAATTAGCTGGAATAGATAAGGCATAACTAAAATCAGGAACATAAGTTGAACCAGATAATATCGCTGGTACTTGTTGATAAAAATCAACATATGTTGTTGCTACTTGAGTTACATTTGGTTTATAACCAAACATATAAGCTAATTCATATAAATTATTAGTTTGACGAGCATACTGTAAAAAGGTTTCTTGGATTTGGTTATCCATATAGAATGATAAAACATCACCTACATAAGCTGCCATCTCCATAAACATCATACCTGGTGATGCTGGAGAAAAGTCATTATAAGTTGTTGGGAAGTAAGTTCTAGCATAATTAATAAGGCTAGCTCTTAATTCTGTAAAATCTTTATTTATATATTGTATATTTCTTTTAATAGCCATTATGTAAAGGTTATTTGTATATTATCATTAATTCCTGTATCTTTTATAGAATAATATAAATCAATTTCTACAGTGTTAACATCAGGGTTTTCTAAAATATCTAATTTCTCAACAACAACATTAGGAAAAAAAGTAGACAGTTGTGTTTGAATGTTTTGTTGTAAAACATCTATACTATTTCTAGATATTTGTTCAAAAACATATTTTCTTAAATTCCCCCCAAATAAAGGATTTAAATATCTTTCGGGTTGATTAGTTAAAAAGAAATTAATTAAATTATATTTAATGGATTCTTGTGTTGTATATGTTGTTTTAAATACAGCAGGAGCATTAAAAGGTAAAGCAACCCCAACACCAACACTTGGTTTAGTATCTAAAGGGAATATTTTCTTTGCTCCAAATGCCATTATTTACCGTTCATTAAAGCCATTATCTGATCTAATCCCACACTACCTTCAGGTAAAGCGCCATTAATAGTATCTACTGACTTTGGTTGAAAATTGCCGTTATATTGAGAGTTAGCTACACCTCCATTTTGCATTTCTTCTAAAATACCTCCAAACATTGCTTGTCTTTCCATTGGAGAAAGTTTTTTAGGTTTTTCAATGTGTGGTTGAGCATAAGTATCTCTAATTGACTCCGTAACAATTGTTTTAGGGGCACGAACTGCTTCCAATAGGATATCTTTTAATTCCTCTTGAATAGCTTCCTTTACTGCCTCTTTAATAATTTTTTTAAAATCTGATGGTTTCATTGTTTATAAATATTAAAAGATAATTCTGTAGTTATTAGAACAATACCTTGTGAATTTTTTCCAATAGCTCTTCTACGTGTAACTGTAGGTGTGTAAGGAATTTCTTCTATCTCAATAATAAAACCATTATATGAAGTTTGGTTTTGTGTATTTTGAGCTTGTAATTGAGTAGAAGCTAATGAATCAACTTGTGAATTGATGGAAGATAATGGATTATTAGGATCACAAGTTGTTAATACAAAATCAATAGCTTTTAAAGATTCTACAGCAGTTAATACATAACTACTTATAACAGATTCT